AGATGGAGTGTTAAATAATGGTACAATATTTTGCGAATGAATATCCTTATCCAATGGATTCAGTTCTAAGGGATAGAGAGTTTGTCGAAGTTACTCACCCAGACTTTGACTTAATGATTAACAGATGGGAGTTCTACCTAAGATCATATTTAGGTGGAGACGAATATAAAGCTGGTAAATACTTGAATGAATACCAATTAGAGTTGGATATGGAGTATGATAATCGTATCAACTTCACACCAATAGACAACCATTGTAGAAACATTGTATCTATCTATTCTAGTTTTTTATTTAGAGTACCACCAACAAGAGAATATGGTGCTTTGGCTAATGATCCAGCATTAGAACCATTTATAAAAGATACCGACCTTGAAGGTCAAAACTTTAATGCTTTTATGAAGAACGCACAGACTTATTCTGCTGTATATGGAAACATATGGATATTCATTGATAAGCCAGAGAGTAACGCACAAACAAGGGCAGAAGAATTGGGTCAAAATATTAGACCATATCTGAATATGATAACTCCAGATAATGTTTATGACTGGCATTATTCAAGAGCTAAGTCTGGTAAATATTATTTAGATTATATTAAGGTAAGAGAAGAAGTTACAAAAGACGGAACATATTTTAGAATATGGACACCAGAAGAAATTAACTATGTCTTTATGGATAGTGAAAGTGGAGATCCTAAAGTAGTAGATACTAAACCTAATGCATTGGGAATGATCCCAGCAGTTTGTTTGTATAACAAAAGATCACCTAAAAAGGGTATTGGTATATCTGATTTGACAGATGTTGCATTATTGCAACGCTCTATCTACAACGAACTTTCTGAAATGGAACAGTTGATAAGATTATCGAACCACCCAAGCCTAGTTAAAACGCAAGGTGTTGAGGCAAGTGCTGGAGCTGGATCTGTTATCTCAATGCCAGATGATTTAGATACAGGATTGAAACCTTATCTATTACAGCCATCTGGTGCTAACTTATCTGAGATTAGAGCGTCTATTGAGCAAAAAGTAGAGATGATTGATAGAGCTACACATATGTCTGGTGTTAGACATACTAAAACTCAAGTTCAATCTGGTATTGCTTTGCAAACAGAATTTGAAAACTTAAATAGTGCATTATCTGAGAAAGCTGACTTATTAGAGAACGCTGAAGAACAAATATGGACTATCTGGGGAATGTGGCAGAATAAGGTATTTGATGGTGAGATTTTTTACCCAGATACATTTAATCTTAGAGATTATGCTTCTGATCTACAATATCTACAACTTGCAAAAGCTAGTGGTGTTAGATCAAGCACATTCCAAAAAGAGATTGATAAACAAATTGCAAAAGCAGTTGTTGATGATGATGATATTATTAAAACGATCAATGACGAGATCACAGCACAGTCAGAAGTGGGAGTATTTGAAACAGCACAAACGCAAGCTGAAGTAGCAGAAGAAGAATAATGAAAATATCGGAGGATACTACTCTATCTATGCCTATTCGTAATATGGCTATGATATTATTTTTTGCTGTTTCTGGTGCTTGGTTTGGATTTGGTGTTATTGAAAGATTAAACATTATAGAGACTGAATTGCAGTTAATGAATCAAGATTTACTTGAAGCATCTACTCAAAAGCCTATTGACCAGGAACAGTTTATGTTGTTGGAGTTTTTATCAAGTAATCAAGAAAAGATTAAAGACAACGTTGAAGATGAACTTCCTCGTATTACTGCATTAGATTTACAAGTACAGTTCTTAGAAGAACGTATAATAGATTTAGAAACATTAGTAGATAAGTTAAGAGGAAATGGAACTCACTAATGATAGAAACAGTTGTTGCTCTATGTCTTATGCTTAATAATAAACTCGTTGAACACTCATTCAAAGAGGATATTGGTCAATGCCTTATGGATAAGCGTGTAGCTATACGATCTATTGGAGAAAATCAAGATGGAGTGACTATGAGTTGCGATATCGTTGAAGCTGAGACTGAAGTAGATATGGGAAGAAAGCGTATTATTAAAATCGTTGAATAGGGGGAGCTATGCAATGTAAAAACTGCGAACACGAGTGTCATTGTGGAAACAATGGACAATGTGCTATATGTAAATGTTCTAACTGCGAACATAACGCATTAGACGAATTTTGGAAAAGAAATGCGGAAGATAAAGAATTACACGAGCCACATAAAGACTGAGAAGGGAACTTCACAAGGTAGAAACCCTATAAAGTCCACTATGAATAAATCTAAAAGAAGATCATATAAAAAATACAGAGGACAAGGCAAGAGAAGATAATGGCTGATAAGATAGAAGATTTAGCACAGTTGAGAGAAAACCTTGTAGATGATATAGAACTTAGACACACGAATAGATTAAATATAGCTCTTGAAAACCTAGAAAGAGATGTTGTTCAAATAGCAAACGAACTACCAACTAGACAAGGTAAGTTGTTTGAAGCACGATTAGCTGTTGAGATTAGACCAAAACTAAGACAAGCCATTGATGAACACTACACTCTATGGGCTGATGGTACTGTTAGAGAATACGATAAAGTTGCAAAACAGATCGTAGAGAATATGAAGGTACTACCAATACCAGAAAGATTTAAAACTCTTACTGAAGTTGATATTGAAACAATAACAAACCTTAAAAGAGTAAAGTTCACAGGCTTTACAAACATTGGAACGGAAACAGTAAACGCTTTGGCTGATAATGTTTATTCCTCGACAATAAGTGGAAAACCTATTAATGATATGGTTAAGTCACTTCAACAAAGAATAAACGGAGTTTATATCAAAGCTGATGTTGATGAGATAAATGAATTAGTTGAGTTTGTTGCTACAACAACAGATGAGACAGCAAAGGCAAAGGCGATAGAAAGATTACACACCTTTTATGGTGCAGATCGTGTTGGAAATAATATGAGAAGATATGCTAAACAATTAGCACACGACAGTTTAATGGAATTTGATGGACAGTTTACGAAAGCAAAAGCAGAAGAAGCTGGACTGACGCATTATCTTTATTACGGAGATATAATTGGGGATAGTAGACCATTTTGTATAACGAATAGAGGTAAAATATTTTCAGAAGATGAACTTAGAGATAAGTGGTCATCTGAGATTTGGAAAGGTAAATCAACAACCGATCCATTTACAAGTAGAGGTGGATATAATTGCCGACACCATCTACAACCGACTGATCCAAGTTGGTATAATGAACAAGGCGATTTAATAATATAGGAGAACTACTATGGCTGACGAGCAAAAAACGGAGATTGAGAATACTGAATCTCTAGAAACAAAACAGGAAGAAATCGTAGAACAACAAGAACCAATGATCCCTCAAAGTGAGTTGGATAAAATACTTGAGAAACGATTAGCAAGAGAAAGAGCTAAATACGAAAAGAAATATGCTGGAATAGATCCAGATGAAGCAAAAAGACTTCTAGAAGAAAAAGAACAAAAAGAACTAGAAGCACAAAAACAAAGAGGTGAGTTTGATAAAATCTTAAAAGAAACTGTAACCAAGAAAGACGCAGAACTTGAACAGATGAAAAACGAACTTACTAAAACAAGAATAGATGACGCATTGATTAAAGCGGCAAGCGAATATTCAGCAATTAAGCCAGATCAAGTTGTCAATTTATTAAAAGATAAAGTTAAACTCGGTGAAGATGGCAAGCCAGAAATCATAGGTGAAAATAATGCACCAATGTATGACGATAAAGGCGAGCTTCTTACTATTAACAAATATGTCGAACAGTTTTTAGACGACAATCCTCACTTCAGAACAGCTAACCCTAGTGGTGCTGGAAGCAAAGGAAGTATCGGTGGTGATACGCCTAAACCTTTAAACTTGGCGGAACTGGATATGAATAATCCAGAAGATAGAAAAAAATATGCTGAGATACGAAAAAAACGAATGTCTCAGCCAACAATCATTAATTAGGAGATAAATAATGGCTAATGAAACAACAAGCTCAACCCTCTCGGAATTATATACTGAGATGGTTGCAGAAGCTATGTTCACAATCCAGGAACAAAGCATTATGAAAAACTTGGTCAAAAACTACTCTATCCCATCTGGGCATAAAGCAGTTGAAGTACCAAAATACCCAGCAATAGCGGCAGCGGCAGTAGCAGAAGCAACTGACCTGTCAAATACTGCTGTTGATCCAACTTCAGTAACAATTACTGCGAGTGAAGTTGGTGTAATGACGACTTTAACCGACCTAGCAAGAAACTCTGCTGGAAGAAACGTAGCGGCTGACATCGGAAGATTATTTGGTGAAGCTATTGCAAAGAAAATGGATCAAGACTTAATTGCTCTATTTGATGGTTTCTCAGTAACTCTAGGTGATGGAACTGGTGCAATTACTGCGGCAAGCATTTTCAATGCGGCTTCTACTCTAAGAGCAGAAGGTTTACCGATCAGCGAAACTGTTGCAGTTTTACATCCTAAAATTGCTTATGATCTAAAAGCTAACTTAACAAATACATTTGCTAATGCTAATGCAAATGATCTTGCTAACGAAGCTCTAAGAGAAGGCTTTGTAGGTCAGATTGCTGGTGTTAAAATATTTGAAACTTCAAATATGGCTAATACTGGTACTGCTGGTGACTATAAAGGTGGAATATTCCACAAAGATGCACTTGCTCTAGCTATGATGCAAGACATCAAAATTGAAGTACAAAGAGATGCTTCTCTAAGAGCAGACGAGATCGTTGCTACTGCTGTTTATGGCGTAGGCGAATTGTTTGATTCTTATGGAGTTGAATTACATTTTGATTCTTCAATCCAATAATCTTTTATAAGATTAACGTTAAAAGGGGGGGATATTTCTCCCCCCCTAATTATTTACAAGGAATTTTATTATGGCATTTGCGGCACGCACAGATTTAATTACATATCAGCCAGATATAGGGGATATGGGGCTTAGTACAGCACAGCTTGATACTTATGTAACGCAAGCAATAGCAGATGTACAAAGAGATATTAGGAACAAATGGTGGTCAGTTTATCAAGCTAATAAAGTTAGAGACAGATCATATATAGGATCAGTAGAAATAGATTTAACTCTATTAACTGATTCACAATGGACAAGAGCAACAGTTTATAGATGTTTAGGATATTATGTTTGTCCTTCATTGACAAAGTTTAACGCTACTGGTGATGAAGATCGTTTCCAACAAATGGGAAGTTATTATAGAACAGCATACGAAGATGAATTTAGTGATATTTTAAGAGATGGTGTTGAATATGATGTTGATGATGATGGTACTGTAACGAATTCTGAAAAAGAAGCAGTACATTCATTAAGATTGGTTAGATAATGGTAACACTTAATATGCAAATAGAAGTATCTGCGGTTAAAGGTGCTTTAGATCATATTAAAAGAAGGATACCTTCAGCTACTAGTCGTGGTATGGCAAAGGCTGGTGCATTTATTCAAAATGCTATAAAAGATCGTACTCGCAAAGGACAAGATTTTAAAGGTAGAAAGTTTAGACCATACTCAGCTAGTTATGCTAAAAAAAGAGCTAAAGAGGGAAGAACACAAACACCTAACTTATTTTACAGTGGTCAGATGTTTAGCAATATGACATATAAAAAAATATCACAAACTAAAGGCCAGATATTCTTTCCCAATAGAACACAAAATTTAAAAGCATTTTATAATGATACTCACGGAGTTGGTAAAGCTGACATAAAAAGAGAGTTCTTTTCTGTTAGCACTAAAGAAGAAGCTAAAGCAGTAAAAATATTTACTGAAACATTTGAAAAAGAATTAAGAATATGAGTGAAAGAGAAGATATTGCGGCTCACATAGTTACAACCTTATCTGCGGTTAGCAGTCCGATTACATTCGGAAAAGTAACGAGAGAGCCTTTTGAAATAGATGAGTTGTCCCAACAACAGTTCCCAGCAGTCTATGTACAGACCGCTGATGAGACTAGGGAAGATATTACAATCAAGAATAGTAATATTACTCGAACTGGGACAATAGATTTTAGAATATTTGGTTTTGTTACCAATGTAAGTTCAAGTACAGTAAATATAGATACTAAACGTAATGAGTTAGTTACAACAGTTGAGACTGCATTGGATAGCGACAGAACCAGAAATGGCAACGCATTGGACACACAATTAGTTGCTGTTGAAACAGACGAGGGAAGTATATTTCCTTATGGTGGTGCTATCATCACTATAAGATGCTTCTATAACTTTACGCAAGGAACACCATAATATGAGTGATAAAGTTTATTTAATTAAAAATGGGATTACTGTTTTAACAGACAATCCTAATAAATTTCTAGCAGATGGGTGGACACATAAACATAACAACCCAGAAGCTAAGAAGCCAACAGGGAGAACTTATGGCAAAAAGAAAAAAACTTCAAAATAAAAATGGAGACACTATTGAGGTTTGGGATCACCAAGTAGAACATATGGTCAAGCAAGGCTGGTCAGATGGATCTTCAAAACCCAAAAAAACTAAACAACCAAAATCTTTTAATACAGAAGAAGGAGAAGAATAATGGCAGTACATACAGGATCAGCTGGACTAGTTAAAGTAGGTGGAAACACGATAGCCGAGGTCACGGCTTTCACTCTTGAAACCGTAGCCGATGTCATCGAGTCAACACAATTATCTGATTCAGCAAAATCATTTGAAGCTAGTCGAGTTTCATTTACAGCGACTATTGAATGTGCTTGGGATGAAACAGATACAAGCGGACAGATAGCTTTGAATGAAGGTCAATCAGTAAGCCTACATCTACACCCAGAAGGTGCAGAAGCTGGTGATTATTACTACACAGGAAATGCTATTGTAACTGGAAACTCAGTATCAGTAACGATGGATGATCTAATTAGATTATCTATATCTGTTCAAGGAACTGGTGGAATTACTAGAACTACAGTATAATTTGACAATTAAGTTAAAATAACTAATATGAGGGTATATGTCTAAGTCTATTGATTTTGTAAAAGAACATTTTAATCAACATCAAACTCGAAAAATAATTGTTCCTGAGTGGAATAATTTAGAAATATTTGTTGAACCAATTACTTTAGAGCAGAAAAAGAAAATTTTAGATAAAACTAAAATAGATGAAGTTGAAGCTCTAGCATATGCCCTTATATGGTTAGCAAAAGACAGCGAGGGTAAACAACATTTTACTCTTGAAGATAAATTTGCTTTAATGAAAAAAGCAGACCCCGATGTCGTAGCCAGAGTTGCTGGGGATTGTATGACAATGCCGTCATATGACGAAGCTAAAAAAAAATAGCTAACGATAAAGAATTATTATCATATTTCGATCTAGCAGATTATTTAAAAATTCCAGTCTTTGAAGTCTTAAAAATGACTTATGAAGAATATTTAATGTGGATTGCTTACTTAGATGATAAAGCTAAGAAGGAAAGAATCGAAATGAACAAACAAAGAAATCAAGCAAATATTCGTAGGAGATAAATGACTAAACAAGTTAAAATAGATATTATAGCTAGAGATAAGACTAAAGCGGCTATTGCACAATCTCGCAAAAGTTTAGATGGATTAAAAAGTTCAGTTTTTAATTTAAGAAATGCGTTTTTAGGTTTAGGTGCTGGATTAGTTGTTAGAAGTTTAGTTCAAACAGGTAAAGAAGTTGAGAGTTTAAAAGTTAGATTTAAGTTTTTATTTGGCACTGTAGAAGAGGGAAATAAAGCATTTGATAATTTAGCTAAATTTGCAAGTAAAGTTCCATTTAGTTTAGAAGAAATATCTATGGCTTCTGGTAATCTTGCAGTTGTAGCAAAAGACGCTGATGATTTATCTCGTATATTAGAAATTACAGGTAATGTTGCGGCAGTTACAGGATTAGACTTTCAAACTACTGCTAGTCAGATTCAAAGAGCATTTAGTGGTGGTATTGCGGCCGCAGATATATTTAGAGAAAAAGGTGTAAGAAATTTATTAGGTTTTCAGCAAGGTGCAAAAGTATCTATTGAAGATACTGTAAAAGCATTTGAAAGTGCCTTTAGTGGTAATGGTAGATTTGCACAAGCTACTAATGATTTAGCAAATACCTTTGAGGGTACTGTTTCAATGCTTGGTGATAAACTATTCAAGTTTAAAACAGATATTAACCAGAGATTTTTTACAGCTTTAAAAAACGCAGTAGGTGATCTTAATAAATTTTTTGAATCTAATGCTAAGGTTTTAGAATCAGTTGCCAATACTATAGGTAGCTTACTTGCAACAGCAGTTGTAAAATTATCTAATGGTATAGTTTTCTTAAAAGATAATGTTAATTTATTATTAGCAGGATTTGCTGGTATTGTTGCTTTAAAAGTTACTACAGTATTTATGAATATTGCAAAATCAATAGGTGTAATGTCTATTGCTATGCGAGGTTTTAATGCCGCAACTAAAGCTAATATTATATTTGCTGGTATTGCTGGATTTGCCGCTTCATTTGCTTTTCTTAATACGCAATTACAAAAATTCAAAGGTAACATTGATGATTTATCTGACGCTAACAAAAAACAACTGCACACAACTAAGGGTTTAGAAACAGAAATTGCAAGACTACGAGATGAATATAGTAAGTTAAGTACTATAGAGAAAGCTCATAAAAATATAGGCAAAAAACAACTAGAACAAATAGAAAAACTTGAAGAACAATTAGCTGATTTAATTAAAACTGAAAAAGCATATAAAGATGAAATAAGAGCAACGATAAGAGAACAAGCTCGAATGAACTCAGTTTATGCAGTTGGTACCGAAGAAGTTAAATCATTAAGAGAGCAATTAGGTGAAAAATTAATTAAAGGCTTAGATGGTGCTGAAAAAGCACTAGATAAATTTTCAACTGGTGTAGCTGAAGCTATTGTAAAAGGTAAAAGTTTTGGAGAAACATTGAAAGTATTAGCACAAGATATCTTAGTCTTTGTTATTGCAGAAATAATAAAAACTATAGTTTATGTAACTTTCTTAAAATCAGCTTTAGATGCATTAGAAAAGAAATTAGAAGAAATATTTGGTACAACAGAAAAAGCGGCTAGTGGATTTATAAGATTATCAGCGGGATTAGGCTTAGCAACAGCTTCCCAATTTGCTTTCAATGCTAGTGTTAAAGAAACTAATAAATCATTAGCTTATCAAAACCAGTTAAGTAGAGGCGGTGGTGGTGATGGATTTGGTTCAACTATAGGAACAGCTATTGGCAATGCTATATTACCTGGCGGTATTGGTGCGGCAGTAGGCGGATTTTTAGGTGGTTTCTTTGCAGATGGTGGTAGACCACCTGTAGGTAGACCATCTATTGTTGGTGAAAGAGGTGCTGAAGTATTTGTCCCTGATCAAGCAGGAACAATAGTTCCTAACGATGCCTTAGGTGGATCAACTAATGTTACATTCAATATTAACACTGTAGATGCTACAGGCTTTGCAAGTTTATTAGACAGCAGAAGAGGACAAATTATAAATATGGTTAATTCAGCTTTAAATGTTAAAGGTAAGGCGGCTCTAGTATGAGTGGTGCATTTCCTACAAGTCCGATTGCTTCAAGTGTTGTTATTTCAAACAATCAAACAACATTAGTTTCAACATCTATTAGTGGTCGTAGACAAGCAAGACAATTACAAAACCAACGCTGGGGATTAAGAGTAGTTTTCCCACCAATGACTAGAGCAAGTTTTGCACCTATTTTTGCGTTTATAACAGCACAAAGAGGTCGTAAAGAAGCATTTACTTACACACCACCAATATTTGATGATTCACTTGGAACAGAAACAGGATCAGTATTGGTAAACGGAGTACACGCTGTTGCTGATACTACTATTGCTATGGATGGATTTGCTGGTGATGGTGCTGGTCGATTTAAAGCTGGTGATTATATTAAGTTCGCTTCACACGATAAAGTTTATATGGTCATATCTGATGTAACGTCATCAAGTAATGCGGCAACAGTAACAATAGAGCCACCATTAACAACTGCACTAGCTGATAATGAAGCAGTTACTTATGATAGTGTTCCATTTACAGTTGCTATGAAAAATGATATTCAAGAAATACAATTAGCTAGAGATGCTTTTTATAGATTTGAAATGGATTTAATTGAAGTATTATGACCAGAGGTTTACATTCAACTTTACAAACTGAACTAGCTACAGATCATTTAGATCAGATACATTTAATAAAGTTTAGCATTGGCGGAACTACTTATTATCGTACTACTGGTTATTTTGATATTGAATATGATAGCAACACTTATACAGCTAATGGAGATGTGTTAGGTGTACCAAGTATAAATGAAAGCAGTACCTTAAATACATCTGAAGTTGATTTTACTATCACAGCAGTTAATCAAGCATTTTTAAGTTTATTTTTAAATAACAATCATATTCATCAGCCTGTAACTATTTATCGTGCTTATTTAACAGATGCTGGTGCATTGGTTACTAATCCTTATACTTATTTTGTTGGTTATATATCAGGCTATTCAGTTAATGAAACTACAACGAGTAGTAAATTAACAATTAAAATTGCTAATCACTGGTCTAATTTTGAAATGAAAAAAGGTAGAAGAACAAATGATAATTCACATCAAATATTATTTAATGGCGATAAGTTCTTTGAATTTACTACTGCTCTTATTAGTGACATTGAATGGGGTAAAACTAACGATCAGCAATAATGTATAATGTTATATACGCTACTGATAGTGATATTACCTTATTAATTAAATTGCTTATTAATATGCACGAAGAAGCGGACACTATATATCCGCCTTATGATAAATATTTAATGGCACGATTTATAAAACCTATTGTTGCTAATAAATTATGTTTATTATTAAAAAAGGATAAAGAAATAGTTGGTAGTATAGGTGGACAAATAAGAAGATGGTGGTTTTCTCATAATGAATATTTAGGTGATGCTTTTTTTTATATACATAAAGATCATCGCAGTTATCAAAACGCAAGTTTATTGATTAAAGGTTTTAATAATATTGCTAATGAAAAATTAATGCCTTGTATGGTAGGAACGCTAGATGCAAAAGATTTAGACAGAAAGTCTGAATTGTATGAAAAGCTAGGGTTTAGAAGAATAGGAAATATTTTTGCTAATGGAGTGTAAATGGGTTTTATAAAAGATGCTATTGATGATGCTATTGATGGTGTAAAAGATGTCGTAGATGCAGCTGTTGACTTTGTAGGCGATGTTGTAGAAGAAGTAGTTTCTTGGTTTCAACCTGAGATGCCTGAATTTGATACAAGTATATCAAATGATGGGATTTTAATTAATAAAAGATCCTCAGAAGATGCTTTACCTTTAATTTATGGAACTCGTAGAGTTGGTGGCAATTTAGTTTGGTTAGCAACTTCATCTGATAATCAATTCTTATATATAGTTATAGCTATGTGTGAGGGACAAGTTGCTAGATTTACTGAGTTATATATTGACGATACTTTATATGCTACTTACACAGGCTCTGATTCAAGTTATGGCACAGCACAAACTATTTCTAGTTTAGCAAGTGCAAGTACCTCAGTACCAACTAATACTTCTAATTTAACTATAGAAACAGACCACCCCGCATATTCTGGCGTAGAAGAAGAAGAGGGAGTTGAGACAACACACTATCTAACTAATTTTGCTTTTTTTAATGGTACTGATGATGGTTTAAATGCAACAACATTAACAGGAATGTCAGAATTAAGTTCATTAGGCTGGACATCTTCACACAATGGTAAAGGTATATCACACGCAGTATTTAAGTTTAAATATAATTCAGACGCATTTAACTCTATACCCAAGATTAACTTTGTTATAAGAGGCAAACTAATTAATACTAATTTAAGTGGATCTAGTTATGCTTATTCTGCAAACCCAGCTTATTGTTTATATGATTATTTAACTTCTACTCGATATGGTAAAGGTTTATCTGCAAGTGACATAAACACGACTGCGTTTACGACTGCGGCTGGTGTTTGTAATACTCAAGTTACACCATATACAGGTGCAAGTAGTCAAAACTTATTTGAAACACATACAATTTTAGGTAGTAAAACTAAAATCTTAGACAATGTAAAAAAACTTTTAACACCAATGCGAGCATTTTTTACTTACAGTGGTGGTCTTTATACAGTCAAAGTAGAGGGTACTGGATCAAGTGTTTTATCAGTAACTGAAGATATGATTATTTCAGGTATTCAAATTGAAGGTGAAAGTAAAAACAATCGTTATAATAGAATTATAGCAACCTTTGCCGATAAAGATAATAATTATCAATCAATGGAAGCTATTTATCCACCTACCGATGAAACTAATGTTGCCGCTAATTATAAATACGCAACTATGTTATCAGCTGACAATAACGAAGAATTACATTTAAATATAGATTTAGGTGCAACGACAGATTATTATACAGCAGAAGATTTAGCTGAATTAATTTTAAAACGATCACGTGCTGGATTAAGAATAGCATTTACAGGAACTTCAGAATTACAAAATTTAATAGTCGGAGATATATTTCAAATAACTCATACAGGTATGGGTTTTAGTTCTAAGAATTTTATAGTTACAGGATTAACTTTAGTTACAACAGGTACAGTATCTGTTAATGCAGTTGAATATATTGCTGATGCTTATACTTATAATACAAAAATCCAACAATCAACTGCACCAACAACATTCTTGCCTGACCCTAAGACTGTCAATGCACCAGTTATAGCTTCTGTTACAAGTGAAGCAGTAAATGTAACTGAGGGTAATTTAAACGTCATAATGACTGCTACATTAAGAAATACGCCAGACTTCTTTGTAGATAAGTTTGAGGTGGTTTATAAAAAGAGTACCGATTCAATTTATAAATCCGCAGGTATTTCATCAAGTACAGTTCGAGAAATACCAGTTGAGAGTGGAGCAACTTATAACGTCAAAGCGAGAGCAATAAATGCATTAGGCTATAAATCAGCATTTGTGGCTCAAGATCATTTTGTTGTAGGATTTAGTGATCCACCAGCTAATGTTGCTAATTTCTCAATAGACTTTCAAGACGAGATTGCAGTTTTAAAATGGGATCCTTCTGCTGATTTAGATTTAGCTTATTATCATATTAGGTATTCACCAAATGCTAGTGATAGTTATCCTAACAGTATTGTCTTAGTTGATAAGGTCAGTCCACCAGCTAACTCGGTTATAGTACCCGCTAAAGCTGGAGTTTATTTTATCAAGGCATTTGATTTATTAGGACACGAAAGTTTAACTGCTGGAAGTGTTATAGGAACTGTAACAGAATTTGCTGGTCAAAACCTAGCGACTACAATAACTGAAGAAACATCTTGGGCTGGAACTAAATCTCAAGTTGTTGTAGAAGATGATGCTTTAGTTCTTGCTGGTGATGAAGTTACGCTTTTTGATTCAGTTAGCGGATTATGGGACGACAGAGTTGGTTTCTTTGATGAGGTCGATGGATTTGAAAGCACAGGAACATATACATTTGCTAATCAAATTTCTTTGCCAGCTAAATATCAAGGTCGAGTATCATCTTATTTAAACGTAGATCAATTAGATCGAGTGTCATCATTTGACGGGCTTGCTGGGTTATTCGATTCTGCTCAAGGTTTATTCGATAGTGCTGGTGCTTCACCCGATATGGACGCTAAATTATTTATTTCAACTTCAGATGATAATTCAACTTATACAGCGTTTACACCATTTCAAGATGGTAATTATGAATTTAGATATGCTAAGTTTCAATTATTATTGACAACAAATTCAAGTTCACAATCACCTAAGGTAAACAATGCACAGGTGAGATTATATATGATGGATCGAACTGATAAAGGATCTAATATAGCAAGTACAACATCAACAAGTGGAAAAGCAGTAACATTTAACACAGCTTTTTATGCTGAGCCTAGTTTAACGATTGCCGCACAAAATTTAGCAACGGGTGATTTTTATACAATAACCAGTAAATCAGCGACAGGATTTACTATTGAATTTTTTAATTCTGGTGGATCAACAGTCGATAGAACATTCGATTATGTTGCCAATGGACAAGGCAGAGCCATATAACTTTACAAATAAAACAAATAACATTATAAGGAGAACATAATGTCACAACACGATTATAACATTTCCAACGCCACATTCCCTTCGGTAAGGTCGGATATTAATGACGCATTAGGTGCAGTTGCAACTAATAACGCTGGTAACTCAGCCCCAGCCACGACGTACCCAAACCAGTGGTGGTATGATTCAGACGATAACAAATTATATTTACGCAATTCGGACAATGATAACTGGGTATCTATTTTGACTATTGGTGCAACAAGTGATCTCCAAACAATTACAAC